GCCTGAATTTCGCTCTTAGTCTCAGCGTGCTTCTCTAAATGCGCTGAACCATTAATAGATTTAGGTTGCAAACCACTCTTACGCAAACGCTTATACGCAGACATGTCAGCATCCTTAGCTTTCTCAGCTTTCTTCGTAGCGTCTAAATCAATCACAGAGTTACGAGAAGGCATAGCAGAAGGCGCAATGTTCACACCAGAAATAAGTTTAGTCATTGCCTGTCCACAATCAACGCAATGAAACGAATGCTCATTATTAAAGCCATGTATTATTTCCTCAACGTTTTCACATCTGTTGCATTTATAGTCATACCGTGGCATAACCCTCAACCTCTATTCCGTAGCCAGCGTTCTTTAACGAGTTTAGTTCATCTTCTGTAAAATCAGTAGGGGATTCATGCCCACCATATATTGTCCGAGAAACTGTACTCATGTCTGCCGGTTGTCGAGTCGTTACCGACCCATCGTTTAATATAAATATATTAACCCCTCTAGCCGTCGGAGGATAGAATCTCCGCAAGTTCCTCGCAGGGCTAATAGTCGGGAACCTGGTAACGTCTAATGTCGGAACCGTATTTTCAAACACAGGCACATACTTTTTGTTAAATAATAATTGATCTACAGACGTTGTAGCACTGATTGTAGACACATCTATGCTTTGGTCCATGCTGACCGTCACAGACGGCGTTGTAGACGTTCCACCTATTACTGATGGTTCTACATCAGCGTTGCCTGAAACCGTCGCAGAAGGCGTTGTAGCAGCCGTAGAGACAACACTAGGGGCAATACTAGCTGTACCTGATATAGTCGCAGAAGGCGTAGTAGTAACACCAGCAATAACGCTAGGTTCAACACTTGCAGTACCCGATATTGTCGCCGACGGCGTAGCAGTAACGCCAGTAATGACGCTAGAAGTTACACTAGCTGTCCCTGATACAGTCGGAGCAGGAACAGTCGTCGTACCTGCAATTACCGCAACGGCAGCATTCGCAAAGGCTGTTACGGTTACAGCCGGAACAGTTACAGTACACGCTATTGTCGATGCGTTTACTGTTGCGTCTGCTTGCGAATAATTTACGCTTGAACTTGCGTAGGTAACCGCAGATGAGCTGTAGTTTATTGTCACCTGCTGACCTCACTATTCGTCGCCGTACAGGGACTCCTCAGATGCGGTATTCTTACCAACCAAAGAAAATGACTTATCGCCAACTTTCGTAGCAGCCCAACCTTTAAGAACCGATAGCACAGCAGCAAATCCAGAAGCTGCTACTAGTTTCCAGTTGCTTACTCCCATGTCAAGGAAGCTGTTACCACTGATTGTGGCTACTGCTGCTTGTACGAATGTTGCTCCGCATCTTTCAAGTAAATCTAGATATTCTTTCATCGTAATAACGCCTTCCAAGTATTTGGTCCAACTACGCCGTCAACATATAGTAGCCGACGCTTTTGGAACTCCACAACAGCCTTTCGAGTAAGTCTGCCATAATCAGAATCTATCTTGTACCGATATAATCCTTTAGCAGCCAACAACTGTTGCACTACTTTAACCGCTGCTCCTTTAGATCCTTTCTTCAAAGGATGAGCAGTAACTAAGGCTTCTATTTCAGCAAACGCAGCAGCAATACCTTTAACGTCTTGCTTTACTGTTTTGGTAGCTTTTGTACCTTTTAATGCTGGTGCATCAAACCATTTAACTTTGCCGTTTACGACTTTGCAAGGCTGATGATGCCACCACTCACCAGGCACATACGCAACCATGCCATACGATTTAGCTATGGCGTTCACTTGAGAAGTACTGATACCTCGACCAGTAATTCTAAAATCAACGGCATAACCCCAGTTATCAAACGCTGGTTGTTGCATGTGATATGACCCTTGGAAACCTGAAGATGTTTTGCGATCCGGGTTGGCAGCTAGGTTAAATCCTGGCTTGCCGCTTTTGTATCCGTCGTAGAAGTATTTTTGTTGTGCGTAGGTTCGCACACCTGATACGACTTTGACTTTGTTGCGGATACGGCTGTCTCTAAAGAATGCTTCTAGTCTGCGTTTGAACTCTGGGTGTAGTAGTTCGATGTTAACGTGTTTGCTGGTAGTTGGGATCATGTATTAGCTCGGTTGGTTTGGGAACTCACAAGTGTCGGCAGGAGTCCATGTTGCTGGGAAATCCCTTAAAGCTTGCCTGTATGTAGCCCATTCAGCTTTCTTGCTGTCACTTAAAGTACTATCTGCAAATTGTGTCCAATCCGATTTAGCTAAAAGTTTGTCACGTTCATCTCGCATATCGTTTGTATACGTTGTGTTGTTTAGTTCTTCGGCTATTCGCCCATTTCCTAATTTCGTCATACTCTATACCATCCACTTAAATACATGTCAGCGTTTGCCCCTGATGTCAACCAGGTAGCAGGTACTGAACTAGATGTTCCTCCGTTTGCTGTATATGTTGTAGAAGCTAACTGCCCATATATATACGCTTTTCCATTTATTCCTACTATGAAAACACTGAAAATGGTGCTTGCAGCGTTTGGTCGCACCCATCCTATACCCATAGGCGTATACGTTAAATCAGTTGTAGCTGCAACAGGTAAAGTAAAATTAAACGGACCTCCTGAATCATAAACAGTATCAGAAGCTCCAATAAACTCTAAATGCCAATGCACAATATCCCCAACCCGATGATACTTCGCCGTTGTCGTTGCACTATTTGGTGTTATGTCATCCCAAGTAGGTGTCCACGCAGTCCATGTAACAGCATCGTCATTAACAAAATTAATTTCTGCTGCTGTAGCTGTAACCGCTGTAGAGCCAAGAATTAAATCACCGTCAGGAATCGTAACATCCCCAGTCGCAGTAACATTCCTAAAGCCAGTCACATCTTTATTAGCGTCAACGACAACACCTTTAGACGCAGCAACAGTACCACCTGTAACTCCGTCAAGAACGTTAATTTCAGTAGCAGAAGCAGTAACAGCCGTAGAACCCAAAATCAGATCGCCTTCAGGCATCGTAACATCACCAGTTGCCGTAATGTTCCTGAAACTAGAAATATCCTTATTAGCATCAACAACAACAGCCTTAGACGCAACCACCGTTCCAGCAGTAGAACCATCAAGCAAATTAAGTTCAGCAGCACTCGAAGTAACCGCAGTAGAACCTAAAATCAAATCACCTTCAGGAATCGTAACATCACCAACAAACGTAGGTGTCGTATCCCAAGCAGAAGTACCAGTACCAGTACCAATCAACACAGCACCAGAAGCAGGCGTAGTATCACCAGTACCCAACTTCTCCTCAATCTGCAACACAGCACCATTCACATTATTATGAACAGTCGCATGGTTAGGCGAATTAAGATTATCAGAATCCGCTATATTATCAGGAAGCTCATCAGGGTCACGGTCCAACGCACCCGGAAATCTAGTTGCCATCATTCACCTCTTATGGAGTTAAGTCAATCGTAAAAATACCGCCAGCATTAAACGCAATCGTAAAAGTGCCGTTACTCGACGAGAAATCAGCACCAAAATCAATATACGCAATAAGCGGATCATCAGTTAAAGAATCATCATAAATCACAGCGCCCCTGGCGTTCGTGATTGTTGCAGAAGACCATGACGTATCAGCAGCATCAAACTTAATCGTGCCACTTGTCTGGGTTAAAGCTACGCTACCAAGAGTATTACCACCAGCAGTATAACCAGTACCAGAAACCTCATTAGAAACGTCACCCTTAAAATCATGCGCTCCAAAATCAGGAGTGTACGACGACGTAACCAACATAATCTTAATCGTGTCACTGTCCAGGTCTAACGCAAGAGTGTTCTTCAAAGCGTTAAGAAAAGTTATTCCATAAAGACCACTAGCCATCAGCGTTCTCCTCATCAGTTACAACGCTGGCTTGTATCGTCTCAGCCGCTATAACTACATCTACTTGTTCATCTTCCATGATGTCCAATAATAATCTAATCAAATAAAGAAAGATAGAGGGTAGGCTAACCTCCCAGTACAGTCAGCCTACCCTACTACCTAATTAAGAACTATTAGTTAGTTCCTATTGAGGATGATGTTTCAATCCTTCGGATACATTCCTCACGGAATCTTCCGTATCCTACAAGATGATACCAACCTACTGTGTTGAATCGACGTAAGCTGTCGGTTACAGGACCGAACACAATGCTTGGGTCCGCACCGAAACCGGCTGCCCGGCTGTGTGCTTTCGCAAGAGCTTGTCTACCAACTATTACAGTTTTGTATTCATCAACGTTAGAAGCACCAGCGTCAGCGGTTAGCGTAATTCTTGGTGTTTCAATGAAGTCAACTCCACCGAATGTACCAATGCTACCATTTCGGACACCTGCTCCGTCTTGACGAATTTGGTGTTGGATAACGTCAGTTACTGCTGTAGCTGCACGAAGATCGAAAGAAACGTCAGGGTGGATAAATCCAACGTAAACGTTTCCGTCAAATGCAGGTGCAGAAGCAGCTCGTAGGTTAGCAACAGCTTTACGGATAAGACCAGCGGTAACAATGTCACCTGCTGCTAGTTCTCCTGTAGCTGTAGCATCGCCACCGAATAGTACGTTGCTTCCTTCTGTAACAATGTCGTGAACAATCTTATCAAGACTGTCACCCATGTTGTAACCGATAATGTTCGCAGCGTCAGCGTCTATGTTTAAGAAGCTGGTTCCACGGGCTTTAGCGGTGGTTTGTATTGTATTACCGTACTCAGCAAGTGTTACTGTAACTTGTGCGTCACCCATTGTTGATGGTGTGAGGTCAGAAGTTTCAGATATTGCTGAAGTAGCTTGTGATAGGTCACTGTACTTTGTGAACTTAACACTTGCTCCTGCGTGCGATTGGTTTGTGGTTTTAACATCGCAAACCATCTCAAAGAGAGGTTGTGATCGCAACGCAAAGTAAGCGAGCTGTTCAAATGCTGCGTTACCAGCGGAGTTCAGCGAACTCATTTGTGTTATTGCCATTAGGCTATTCTCCAATTAAATTTTGGAGCCTACCTTACGTCATAGCGTTAAAAGTACCGCCGTTAGATTCCCACAACTGTCGAAGTTCATCGACATTCTTGGTTTCTCTAATTAAACTCTCAAATTGAGGATCTGCCACAGGACCAGCATCATCACTAGCTTCAGCGATTCTACGCTCCGCTTCAACTTGCTGTGCAAACTGCGCCTGTTGCTCCAAATTAGTAGTATTGACCTGGCTTACCACATTTGATAAACCTGCACTAGTAGCCTCAGCCTGTATAGCTTCAACACTTAACTCGCCTTCGTAGCCTTTCATAAAGTACTCAGTCATCCTATTAGATGGGTCTAAGCCTGCATCACGAAACACTTCTTTGCGTTGCATTTGTTGAACCTGAGCTTCAAGCTCATCAGCCCTCTTAGCTTTCGCTTCGAGTTCTCTACGCCAATTTGGTTTGGATTCGGTACTAGAAACTTCTTCTGTTTCAGTAGACTCTGTTTCCATTATGTCACTCACCTTCTCATACACGCTAACAACGGTGGAATGCCAGCGGAGTTTAATTTAGTGTGAACGGCTCACCCTCTTAACGGGGCAGATCACATAACTAAATATAGGCAAATTCAGGGTTTGAGTCTATACCCTACTAATTTTGTGCTGATCCAAGACCAGTAGCGCCCATTCCGGTTACCAAACCACCAGTTCTTTGCTGAGTCGCTGCTTGTCTACGTTGCCGCAATCTACGCACTTGAGCTGTAGTTTCTGAGTCTAAACCAAACGACGCTGCTGCTAACTCTGTTGAAGTCACAGCATTCTGTTCACCGAATACTTGTTGTGTTAGACCTGCTTGTTGTCCTAAACGTTGCGATATTTCACGTTGTTGCACGTTCTGCCCGGCTAGTTGTCGAGCTACACCTGTGCCTATTCCCTGTCCTGTGGCTTGTATTGCTGCTGCTGATAAGCCAGCGGATTCCATTTGTAAGCGTTGTTCTATTACGTTTACGCCTCGTTCTGGGTCTAAGAAATAAGATATGAGTTCTCCGTCGTTTTCTACGCCTATGCCGTACATTTCACGCAACTGGTTTTTGAGTTCAGGGTTGACGTTGGATACGGCTGTTGTCGCCATTGAGACTCGTTGTGTCATTTCGGCAGGTGATACATCGTTGCCTATAAACTCTGCAAAGTCGTCAGGGCTGTCGTAGAAGCCTTCTGGTAGTCCTGCTGCTGACATTGTTTGACGGTAGTCTCGTTCTAGTCTTATGTATTCTGCTGGGCTAATAGCTGGCAAACCTAGTTTACTGCGAGTCTCCATACCCTTAAAACGCTCTCTAAATAACTCAGTGTCTTTTATTTGAATCATTACACTTTCGCTTGAAGAACCTTCCATTAAAAATCGGTAAGCATCATTCGCTAAGCCCTCTAAACCATAACCAGCTAAAGCATCTCTAATAATCGTTAAAGCATCTCTGTCATCTTGGGTTTCTTGCGCTTGCATAACAGCATCATCTGTTAGCACTGTATCTTCTTCAAACGCTTCAACAAAACCTCTTACATCTCCCATGCCCATTACGCTACCTCCCCAAACGTTTGACCAATAGAGAACGCCAACGCCCTCGCCTGGTCCTTAGCATCATCAGTTTGCTGCCACTCAGGAAGCGCACGAACAAAATTTTTGACTTCAGAAAGATTCATCGCTCTAGCATCTGTACCCCCATCAGGGATGTACTCAATAACATCAGAAAACTCGTTATATAAATCAACATTCCTGCCAAGCATACTTTCTATTTGTTGTTTATATGGAGCAAAATACTGACCTGGTGTTAAACCCATTTCTCGAATAACTTTATCTAACGTCGGGAATCTAGATACCGCTATTTGCTTTAAGTTTTGCTCGTATGCTTCAACAGTTGATTCTCCTGTGTAAAGCAATTCAGCCCATTGCTCTATTGAACCCTCACCTTGTTCTGGCAAAGGAGCATAGTAACTCCTCGCTAGTTGGCGCAAATTATCTTTTTGTGCTGCAAAACCTGACAATTCACTTACAGTATTTTGCATTTGTAACTGACTAAAGATTATTTCCCTAATAGCTTCCGTGTCTTCACTATCACCATTTTTTGCTAGTGTCTGCGCTAACGTAAACGCATCTTGTTCGCTTAAGTCAAATCCTAGGAATTGTGCTTCTTTGGTTAGTGCGTCTGTTGTTGGCTCTAGGAACTCTTGTCGTTCTGGGTCGCTCATTTCGCCCCACATAACATCGTATGTTCGTCGGGCTACGTCGGTTGTTTGCCACCATTCTGTTTTTTGTAGAAGTCCTTTGACTCTAGTCATGCTGGTTATGCCGTTGTTGACGATGTAGTCCATTAACCTTATTTCTGTTTCTCTTGACTCGTCGTCGTAGCTAACAATAGTTCCGTCTGCTGTTACACCAAGCAACATGTTTAGCGCTTGATCTCTGAAGAAGTAGCTTGCTCCTCCGAATTGTTCTTGGAGTAGTGAGTATATTTCATCTCGGTCTGCTTCTCGTTCAGCCATCATT